AAACTCATTAAGGACGTCTGGATTAGCTAGTTTACGGTTAATCCAAACTTGGTCTTGAACATTAGGTCCCCACTCATAAGATAGATCTACTAATACAAACCCTAGCTGACGCATCAAATTAGCCACAGCCACATTCCCCTTGTGCTCAGGACGAGTAGCATTCTTCTCAGTTTCTAGGTGAAACACCTTTACGTTGCCCACCTGCGTTCCAAATCCCACAACGCACTCGTAAGTAAACCCCTCTATATCAACCTTAACGACGTCGACCACTTTGTCCCATAGCCCCAGATCTTTTAGGATTCTGTCCATTCTAGTAACCTGGACGTCGATGACTTCGTATTTGCCGTCAAACACTGACTCACGTACGATCTTGTCTGCATAGATAGACGAACAGCCGTCTACGTCTTTATTCCCGCTATCGACCTTGTAGAACTTAGTTTCACCAGATACGTCTGACACAGCTGTATGGATTACCTCAAATGCAGGATACGTAGCCTTAGTCCTCTCAACTGCCACAGGATTAGCGTCTATGGCGATCACCCTTCCGGCAGCTAACTTTTCACGAAAGAACTCAGCATCATCTCCGTCTCTGCTGCCGATATCAATAACGACGTCGACGAAACCCCCAAAGAACTTCTTATAGTTATCAACTACCGGCTGGAGCCAGATATTCTCCATTAGCCCCTATTACCCTTTACATGCTCAAGCATCTCACTCTTAGACAGCCCCAAGCTCTGGTATTCCTTGAACTTAGCCTCATTCTCTGCCAGCTTGCTCTTATCCCGATCTTCGTGATATAGCGACCCAGCCACTCCATGAGCCCTGTGGTACTCTTTCCCGAGAATAGACTTGTGAGCTTCATTCATAGCTAAGTCCTCAAACCCCCATCCAACGAATCGTTCGTCCCATCCGTTTAGGATCCCGAACGTCGACGAACTCAAAACAAAGACTCCACCGATCTGATTCTGGAATATGGTAATTCCAGGCTTACGCCTAGTTGAATGGATAGTATCTTGACCACTGATAAGTTCGTCAGAGTGTGCCTTACTTAGAAACATCAACTCTGTAAATGGCATACTGACTACGTTTTCAGACGCAGCCTTCTCGATCGATTTGTTTAGGGAATAAGGTTCTAGGAACATATCAGCGTCAGAAACAATAAGGACGTCGCAGCCATCGGATATGGCTTCTAGGCAGCCTTTATTACGTCCGCCTGCGATATTGAAGATCTCGTCGTCAGTGTCTCCATAGTAAGCAGTAACGTCAGGCAGCTGCTCTGCATACCTGGACGTCGTCGCTTTAAAGGCTTCGACCCTAGTTGGCTGAGATCTCCAGGGAATAACTAATCCGATTTTCATAAGACCTACTATAACCCACAAATATAACCCTAAAAGATAGAGTTATATAATAATGTATCACTTTTGTACAGACTATATTTTTAGGGGTGTATAACCTTAATCCTAAGTTTATACGCGAAAACTAGCTAACGTGTGAAGCAACCAGGCTCCAAAGATCCTCTAAACTACCGCTGTTATCAATGGACAGATCAAACTTGTAGTCGTCTAGGTCACGTTCTGACGTGTGGTCATTCACTGCTACGACTCCAGCCCTGGTTACACGAATAACTGCCCCACCAAGAGCTTTGATTGCATCAGCTTCATTCTTATATCTGACATCAGCGAATACGATCTTTTCTCCCGGCTGAATGGTAGAGATAGCTGCGTTTACCCAGAAGTTCTCACCAAACATCTCACGGCCGACTTCTGTGCCAAAACGCTGCAGCAACTCACGAATCTCAGGAACATCTCGCTTTGCACTATCCCAGCCACGAAAATGTATAACTCCAGACAATCTCATGTAGAGCCCCATGTAAGGCACCAAAGGGTCTAATCTAAGCAAAGCTTCCCTCATAGGGTCAGCAAAGGAGATTCTCCTATAACCATGGTTTTCAACTAGGTAGTTGGCAATGGTGTCTTTTCCGGACTTAGCCCATCCAGATAGCCCGATGCAGTTGTTCATCAAGATCATTTCTTATTGACTACTACGTCTAGACCGTTGTCTGGGTGATATGACCAAGAGACGTTGATATCATCAAACGTGTCAGACTGTCTACCCATTAGAGAATTTGTAGTCTCCATGCTACTAAGAATGTAGCTAGGAGTTCCAATAGCACCTAGTACACAGGCAGTGTCATAGATCGTGGCACCATAGCTGTCTTCTCCCTTACCGTTGATAATGAGGGTCTTTCCTTCATCAGATACGGTGATTCCAGTTGGAGTGAGGCAGGTGTCATAGGCTTTTTGGAATGTGTCAAACTGACCGACACATCCGGTCAAGGTCACTGCTAACAGCCCAGCAGATACTAGGGCAATGTATTTTCTCATACTATCTTTCTTTGTTAGATTGCTTTTGTTTATTGGCACGCTTAGCTTGCTCGTACAGACGTTTCTTCTGCATCTGACGGTTGTATATAATTTCTTTTAGTATTGCTTCAGTGTCTTTATTTGTCATGATCACATCCTACCCCTAGTCTAGACTTCTGGTTTTAGTAATTCCCATAGAAGATGCCCATATTCTTTACCCTCATCTAGAGCCTTTAAAGCATCTCTGTAAGGGTGGATTTCGATCAGCTCAGCTAGAACCGATCCTGGATCTTCTGACGTATTAGCTGCTTCTGTCATGGCACGATAGTTATGATTCACAGTTGCTTTAAGATCATTAAATCTCATCCACAAAGCGAAGGAGTAGTTGATAGCTTCTTTCTGGGCATCCCTGGATTCTTTACCGAATTCAAGCTCTAGATCTCCGTCAGAAGATAAGATCTCCCAAACTCTGTACTTTAGTGCACTGCTCATTATTCGTCCTTATGTTGTATGGGTTGGCTCTAGTCTCACAGAACAGGCTGCACAACTGCCGCAGCTCTTCGAGCCAAGTTTGGCAAACCTAGTACTGACTTTCCCTAAGTTTGGACCTTAGTTCCAGAGGTTCCCACCCTTGCGGGTCGTCTCAAGCTTTCGCTCTGCTGGTTGGTCTTGTGGACTCAGCAGTAAAGAGCCTTTTGTTTATTTAGTTTACGATAGTCTCTGCTAGGTCTGGACATCTAGTCACAACTGATAGAGCAGTAAAGTACTGAGCAAAGTCTGAATCAACCGCCATTGTGGTCTTAAAGTCTTCAATCACGGTCTCATATGCAACTCCTTGACTTGCTCTCCAACAGATGTCGATAGACTGTACAACCAACACTTCGTCAATGAAGTTCTTACTTGCATCAGGAAACTCTGCCCTAACTAACTTTACAAAAGCCTCTGCTCTTACTTGCTGCACATTAGACTGTGGCTCATTTGACCCAGTGTTGTTAGACATCAATGCCTGTACTCCAAACCAACCAATAAGCAAACCTACTATTCCTAGCACTATATTTAACGGCTTGATTCTTTTCATTTGTCTCTCCTAATTTATTATTTAATTGTTGCGTGGACTGCGAGGAATCGCACCTCGGCAACTCTCTACGGAGTACCTCTAACTACTATATTCACAATGGTCAAGTAGCACAGTCCCTGGAGAATTCCTTTGCAGGGTAGACCGCTTTACGCTCCTTTGTCTACAAGCGTGGAGATGCGGGGAATCGAACCCCGGTCCAGTTACGGATCCATTGTTCTTCTACAAGCTTAGGTAGTTTATGTTACGGCTTAGATGTATGACCTACCAGACCATCTAGTCGTTACCACTCTTTAAAGTCTTGTGGGAGAGACTTTTGGTTTGTCCTACTTATTTAAAACCTGACTGCCCACCTAGAACTAGTGCTTTGTCAGGGGCCGAAGCGTTGCGATTAAATCACGCGGCTAGAGCGTATGCAGATGTATTAGCATTTATTGTTTTGACAGATTCAAGAGATACTGTCATCTCTGCTTGCTTCACCAATTTCAGAATAACTGTCGAAACCAGTCATCCCCTCACTATTTAGTTGTTATTTGTTACTAGCTTACGTTTCTCTTTATCAAAGATCTTAGGACGCTTTTTAGACGCCTTACCATTGTTACGAGTAGTCGTAGTCTTTACTGGTGCCGGAGCACCGCCTTTACCTTTTGCCATGGATCTACTTTCTTTTGGTATATAGATCATAACACATAAAAATGGATTTGCACTATTCACAAAAGTGTGTTTATAATGGTACATCATCAATCTAATAGATAAGGAATAAACGATGAATGAAGAAATGACTAAAGAGTACGCAGATCAGCTAGCTGCTTTACTACCACTGGCTAGAGTAGCCTATGGATCCAGAAGTACTAAATCCCCACAACACGACGCGTCCAGGGAATACACAAGAGTTCTACTTGAGTTTTACTCAAAGGGAGGCAGTCTTTTGAAGATGGCATCTCTCCTAAACGTGACTTACGCTGGTATGCGTCGCAGAATCATTACTGATCAAGTAGCCCCACATTCTAAAGTACACAGCAAAGCTACCCCAGATCAAGTGCTGGAAGCAGTGGCCAATATTAAAAATGCCAAGCTAGAAGGTGTAGATGAATACCACGAAGCAATTCGTAGAGAGTATGAAGATAACAAAGTGTCACTAGCTAAGATTGCAAAAGGCCTTGGCCTAAGCTCAGCTAACCCTCTGTACTACGCAGTGTCTAGAGCTAAGCTTAAGAAATAACTTAGATCGTAAAAAACCCCCTGGTGTTTAGTCAGGGGGTTTTTTCGACATAGAAAGGAAACAACACTTAACCACTATCAGCAACTAAGTAATTAAATACTATCTACGTCCTAGAGTTGTTTGCTGCGACACGCCGAAAAGTATTACTCAGCGTTTTTCTTTTTGGTCTCAGCTAAAGCTGCTTCAGCAGAGCTAGCAAAAGCAATGTTGATTTCATCGTTATCAAGTTTTCCGTCCACGACGTAAGCACGAGCCAAAGACTCTGCAACTTCCATGATTCCAACAAAAGCAGCAATCAAAGCTGACTGCCACAATTCAACACCACCGATAGTACCAGCTGCAAGAACAGCACTAACTTTTAGGATTACAAGAGCGATTGTTCTCTTGAGGATAACTAGAGCTATTTTCATAGAATCTCCCGGGGTAGTAGGGTTTATAAGCCTCTCTCCCAAGGGGTACTTCTATTGTACCTTAGTACCGTTCTTTCTATTTTTGTTCAATTTTTCGGGATCTTCTGATCAGACTTCTCTGGCGATCTGTGGTTCCGCCCCAAATACCGATCTCATGGTTCACAAGTGCGTACTCTAGGCACCTAGCTTTGTAAGGGCACTCAGCACAGATGGCTTTAGCTTCCTTCTCGTAGTCGTATCTAGCCCAGGTTTGTTCACGCTCTACACCGTTTCTTAGAACAACAGAGGAACTCTTCTCTTCTGCAAAAAAAGCGTCAGGGAAAGACTCGGAACAAGGAGGAGCTCCATGCTCTACGTAGTCCTGAGGGTCGATAGATTCTTTAATTTTCATGGTATTTCTTTCTGTCGTTTGTCTATTGTCTGTTGTATTTATCGCCAGGGATCTTTAGTACTCCAGCCTCCACCTTTAAATTCAATAGGAGGGGCTTTGAATACACGAACCATCTTACCTTCGCAGCTGTCTTCAGTGCAAATCAGCTCTGGCTCTTCGTCTGCAATTCCACGGACATGTTGTAAAATGTGATCCTGATTGATGTCACATCTATATTCATAAGTTGGCATTGACGTTCCTAACGTATATGTAATGAGTGACTAGTCTACCATCTAGTGTTTCAAACACAGATTGGCCTAGTCTGGTGAATTTTAACTTCTCAAGTACTCGAATGCTTGGATCATTTTCAGGCTGTACTGGAACTACGATCTCAAACATATTTAAGTTAGAGAAGGCATAGTTGACGACAAAATCTAGAGCTGTGGTCATATAACCATTTCCGGAATAGTCAGCATCAATCCAGTAGCTGACTTTGCAGACATTCTGGATTTTATCTATATTCCATAGAGTTATTTTTCCAATTGCATTTTCACCAAGCCACACTCCAAAATCAATGGAAGTCATTCCAGGATTGATTTGGTATGTAATTTCCCATTTAGAAATATGAGCTTTGTTCTTACTTTGAAGTTCTGAGAACACACTGATGTCTGACCAAGCCATAGTCCTGACGTGAAGATCGCCGTCTACTTTGTCGTAGACTTCAGTACCATCTAGATCAAAATCTCTAAATCTAGCCATAGATCTACTCCTCGACTAAAGCACTCAATCTGTCTAGACGGAAGCCAGACCAGCTGTCCTCCCCCGCCACAACGACGGGGGCTGACGCATAGCCTTTTTCTTCAATAAGAGCAAACACTTCTGGGCTTTCCGAAATCATCTTAGCCTCAAACTCAATACCTTTTACGGTAAGGAATCTTTTAGTCTGCTCACACGCAGTGCAGTTCGGGTTGCTGTATACGATCACCATTACTTCTGGTTCTCCACAATCAACTTAATTTCACATGCGTCTGTAGTGCAGTAAGCATCACCAATCGCATCGATACCAAGACCCTGATAGATACCATCAAAAGCAATAGGGAACAACTTACCAGCTGCTTCTTCAAACTCTTCTTTAGTGATCTGTGTGTACGGCATCTGAGGGTAAGTGAAGTTACCAGACGGCAAGAACGATACAGTCTTTAGCTGACCGTCATACATGTGAAGTACAGACTCAACGTGCTGAGCTTCTGTCTCAGGGTCGAACGAGATGGTCACAGATACAGAGTTGTCTGACCAGTAACGCTGAGCAGTCGCAGCAAGTGCCATCTTCTCAAAGATAGTGACGTCGCGTTCTGCACGCTTCGCACCAGACTTGATTGGGAAGAATACAACCGAAGTTGTCTCAGGGCTTTCTGAAGCTGGCTCAACAGTGTAGTTAGCCATCTTGAATAGTGGCAACATTGGGTCGTTGTTTCCAAAGCGAATTGCACGCATGAAGTACTCACCACCTGGAGTCCAGTGAACACCAGGAGATTCTCCAGCAAGAATCGACACAGTACCTGACGGCTTGACAGTCGTAGTCTTGATTGACTCACGAATACCTAACCACTCAGAGTAGACAGTGTCATATTTCTTGATCACCGCATAGCCCTCATCCATCCAAGTACGAAGTACTGGTAGACCCTGGTTATCAGCAAAGTTAGCAATACCAGACATCGAGGTTCCGATACGACGGTTTCTCTGCATGATTGCGTTTGTCTCTTCCCAGTGGGTAGGAAGAAGAGTTACAGTCTTGGCATATAGATAAGCAAACTTCAAAGTACGAAGGTAGTCTTCCTTGGTCTCGTGACGGTTTAGGTAAGTCTCAACAAGAGTACACATTTCGTAGCTCTCAAGGCTCTGCTCTGCACAAGGGTTGTATCCCATGATGCGGTGGTCCTTGTTGTTGATTGGATCACCTAGACGGCCGTAAGCCTTAGATACGTCTTCCCAGATAACTCCTGGCTCACCGTTGCGGATGATTCCATCGACAATCTTTGAGAAGTCAGTTCCAACGTTTACCATGACTGAGTTGTTTGACATCCAACCCCAACCTGGATTTTCAGCGTCGTAAGAGTTACGAGCAGGGAACTTCTCAACGTTCTTTAGGTTTAGGAAGTTATCATCGTCAATGCGACCGATTAGTAGCTCAGCTGAACGACGAACGTTTCCTGAAACTACACAACGACCGATCAGGTTACCGATGTCTGCAATGTCAACAGTAGTCAAAAGCTGACCAGCACGACCATCGAAGATTTCACGAATCTTGTCGTGAAGAGCGATAAGTGGGTCTGGACCTGATGCAGTTCCACCAAATGTTGCAATAGGTGCACCGTATGGACGAATCTCACTGTAGTCAAACTCTAGGCTTGATTGCTCTGGCTTTAGGTATGAGTTGATTAGAGCAACAGTGCTTTCCTGCCAACCCTCACGAGTGTCTGGAATAACGTATGTCTGAACAGCACCCGGAGTGTAGATTTCAAAGTTCTTGTCTGCACCCTTGTCATCAAAGCCAACACCGACACCAAGCATAGATGCTTCCATTAGGAATGCGAATGGCTTACCTG